ATACGAGATGACCATCAACGGAGAGAAGCACATCGGCTCAGAGCCAACCAATGACTCTCAACTATGGGATGACTGGGATGAGGATCAGCCAGTTTATTACGAGAACGCTGCACAATCAGCTTTTAATCTTGTCTTTCAATTGTTATCTTAGCGAAATGGAAAAACATCAAGATTTCAAGAGCGTACTTCAGATGCTGCCAAGCGGAGGAATCCAGGCAGTATCGGATAGGTCAGGCTATCCGAGGAGTACCGTAGTTGATTGCCTGTCAAACTATCGCCCGAACAGGCGAATTGATGCCCAGCGCATCTACCGAACTACTGCCGAGTTTCTACGTGAACGCGGAATCAATTACGAACCATTAACTCAATTCATTAACTAAGTCTAATCATGGAAAAAAAGACAGATAATATCTACGCTGCACTCTCTCGATTTCAGGAGGACTGTCCAGCAATTAACAAGGGAGCTCAGGGGTACGGATACAAGTACGCTGACCTTCCGACCATCATGCAAATCATTGACCCGATTCTGAGGAAGCATGGCCTCGTATTACTTCAGCCGATGGACGGCAGATCGGTAACCACGCTTCTCGTTTATATCGAGACGGAGCAGAAGCTTTACTCCAGCATCGAGATACCCGAGGGAGTTATGCTCAAAGGGATGAATCAGTTCCAGTCTGACGGCTCTGCGATTACTTACTATCGAAGATATGCTCTGAGCTCTCTGCTCGGAATCGTAACAGACGAGGACAATGATGCTGCTGGAAAGCAAGTGGCTCAGGAGCCAACCAAGAGGGAAATCAAGAAAGGAACACAGATGTTCGAACATTGTGTGGCCCGATATGGAGAAGGCATGAGCAGAATGGAGATGTCAGAGCACGTTCAAATATCAGACTCGACTTGGAAGGAGATTGTCAAAGCCTCAAACGCTCAGAAGTCATGACAGAAGAACGATACAAGGAAATAGCTTTAGAAGTTCACCGAAGGCTGAACCTTTGGTTAGACAATTCAACATTTGAGCAGATGACGGTTGGCTATTCAAGAATGAGATTCCACATGGCGATCGGGTTGGGTGGTTATCCATTCGCTCCTGAGTCTTGGATGACTGACAAGGAATCGAAGCCGTTTGTAACTGACGAAGAGTTTGACAATCCTATCTGCGACCAAATTGTAGATTCTTTTTTTGACCAGCTTATGAAGCACAAAGACGAGATATGAAGATAAGATGCAGCTCACTTGGTCAGGTGATGACCAACTCCAAGAAGAAAGGAGAGCTATCCAAAACGGCTCAATCTTGTATCAAGCAGATAGTCAAGGAGGAGATGCTCGGAGTTCGGAGAGTGCTCTCCAATAAGTATCTCGACAAAGGAATCATCATGGAAGATGCAGCCATTGACTTGGTTGCTGAGAGATATGAGCTTGATCCCTTTGCCGCAGTCAAAAACGAGGAGCACTTCACAAATGACTACCTGACCGGAACTCCTGACCGTATCCTTGAGGATTCAGTTCGAGACATTAAGTGCAGTTGGGGAGTTGATACATTCCCCCTGCTGGATGAGGACATTCCGAACAAGGACTACTATTGGCAGCTCATGGGTTACATGGCCTTAACAGGAAAGCGCAAAGCGTTCCTTGACTATTGCCTTGTTGATACTCCTGAGCACTTGATTCAGCGAGAGCTGGACTCAATGGCATACCGAGGAGGAGAACTCTCGGAAGAGGCTGAGGCTGAGGTCAGGAATAACATGACATTCGGACACGTTCCTCTTGAGCTTCGAGTCAAGACCTTCGAGGTCGAATGGAGCGAGGATGCTTGGGATCAGATCAAGAACAGAATCACAGAGTGCAATCAATTCTATAATCAATTAACAACTAAATAATGGACATTCGAGGAACAATCGTTTCGTACACAGACAAGTCAGGAGTCTCAAATGCTGGCAAGGAGTTTAACAAGGCAGAGCTGGTCATCAAGAATAACGATGGCTACAATGACAAGGAAGTCTACTACGCTTTTACCATGTTCGGTAAGGCAATGGATAGCTTTAAGCACGAGGTCGGAGACAAGGTTACCGTAATGTTCAACATCGAAAGTAGACAATGGAAGGACAGATGGTTCACCGAGCTTGTAGCTTGGAAAGTGAACAGAACGATTGGAGGCTCTGCTCCAGCTCAGGAGATTGAAGATGATGGTAGTCCATTCTGATGCTGACCGGCTTCGAGAAAATAACCGAGGACTTAAACCAATTCGAGGAGCAAGAGGTTCTGCCGCTAATTGTGGCAGGACTTCGCTCCAAGATTGGCAAGGATAAGGCGATCACAGGAACGGAGATCTGCAACAAGATGAACTTGTCAGGAAGGCTCAAGGACTACAAGCTCAATCCTGTAAAGCTCAGGAAAATTATCAGCGCAATTCGTATCCACAACTTCCTTCCAATGGTATGCTCAAATTCGCGAGGCTACTATGTAGCTCATACTGCTCAGGAGTTGGAAGAGTGCTTGCAGAGCCTCAGAGAAAGGTTGAGACAGCAGCAGAGAGTAGTCGATGCACTTGAGCAACAGGGCAAGGTTAATCAATTAAGGAAGGTGTTTCATGGCTAAGAAGAGAAGCAGAAGCAGAATTGTGAAGGAGCTGGACTCGGTGTTCAGCAAGTTCATTCGACAACGAGACTCCGTGAATGAGCTCTGCACTTGTTCTACTTGTGGAGTCAGAAAGCCAATCAAGGAGATGCAAGCTGGTCACTTTATGAGCAGAGCAAAGTACTCTACACGCTGGGACGAGCAGAATGTTCACGCTCAATGCCAAGGCTGCAATATGTGGAAGCAAGGCCAGCAGTATCTGATGAGCATCCACATTGATCAGAAGTATTATCCGGGCAAGGCTGATGAGCTGCTTCGGAAGAGTAACAGAACTTCAAAGTTCTCGGACGCGGAACTGATTGAAATGATTCAACACTATAAAAGACTACTAAAATGACTGAGATATACGAGCAAGTACTTGAGAAGCACAATGTACTGCTAACAGAGTTGGAGGAGGCAGTTATACTCCACAAGCTGACAAAGATAGACATCAAGGCCAAGGAGACGATCAGGCAAGTTGATGACCTGATAAAGTACTGGACGGAGTACTACGGCATTGACCGAGAGGCTGCGGAAGGAAGCTCAAGAGTTCAGCAAGTTAAGACCTACCGATACATGGTATGGTGGAGCATCAGGAACAAACTTGTTCCAAACAACTTCTCGCTGGATGCAATCGGTCGGATATTCAACAGGCATCATGCAACCGTTCTCCACGGACTCAAGGCCGTAGACAATTGGATCATGTACGACCAAGAGCTCAGGCAGGACTTGATGAATGCGCTTGTTGCCTTCGGGTTCAGGGCAGAGTGGAACGCTGGAAAGAAGCAACTCAACTTCATCAAAAAGGGAGAGCTATATCAGGAATGAGGCACGGCTCACTATTCTCAGGAATTGGAGGCTTTGACCTTGCTGCCGAATGGATGGGATGGACTAATGTATTTCATTGTGAATGGAACGAGTTCGGTCAGAAGGTGCTCAAGCATCACTTCCCTCAAGCAGATAGTTACTCAGATATTACGCAAACAGACTTTAGAAAGTATGAAGGATCAGTTCAAATTGTTTCCGGAGGATTCCCCTGTCAACCATTCTCACAAGCTGGAAAGCGGAAAGGCACAGATGATGAACGCTATCTATGGGGAGAGATGCTACGAGCAGTTCAAGAGATTAAGCCCATCTATGTCATCGCAGAGAATGTCTTTGGTATCACGAATATTGATGGCGGAATGGTATTCGAGCAAGTGCACTCTGACTTGGAGGCTGAAGGGTACGAAGTTCAGACGTTCATACTTCCAGCTTGTGCCAAAGATGCTCCCCATCGCAGAGACAGATGCTGGTTTATTGCCTACTCCAAGAGTGGGAGGTCAGGAGAGCTACGAAACGAGAGCCAAGCGGAAAGGCCACGAGATAGCAATGAGCTACCTGGAGAGCAACATCGATTACCGAGCGAAGATGGGGATGCTACCAACTCCGGCATCGAGAGATTACAAAGTAGCGAGGAGCAAGGAAGCACTCCAAGAATCAGGGAGGAAGGAGAACAATTCTCTTCCCGATTCATTCAGTCAAGCTGGCAAGAGTTCCCAACTCAATACCCGATTTGTGGCGGAGATGATGGGATTCCCACCGAATTGGACGGAATTACCTTTTCTAAGTGGAGAAACGAGTCAATCAAAGCCTACGGGAACGCAATAGTTCCGCAAGTGGCTTATGAATTATTTAAAGCAATAGGGGAAGCCGAAAACCTTTCAGAGTAGGCAACTAAGTATTGGCACAAAAATCCTATATTTGCTACTTACTAATGAGCACTTGACAACTGCTTATCTGAAACTCGAAGATTATGATAAGAATCTACATAGGGGTTAAAACAAACGGACGGCTACTTCGAGGGCAGTTCGGGAGGGATGCGTCAACATCAACCCCTTTCTTTTATCATGGCAAACAATAAGAAATCCTTTATCCTGTATTGCGATCAAAAAGGCACATGGGATAAGCTCGATGATGCACAAGCCGGAAGGCTAATCAAGCACATTCTGAGATACGTTAATGACGAGAATCCTACTGCTCCTGACTTTATTACGGAGCTGGCCTTCGAGCCAATCAAGCAATCTCTGAAGAGGGATCTAAAAAAATGGGAAGGTAAACAGGAACAAAGGTCGGAAGCTGGCAAGCGTTCTGCTGAAGTTCGTAAACGAAACGCTCAACTTGCTAAAGAAAATTCAACGACCGTTAACGACCGTTCAATTTCGTCTACTGATAGTGTTAATGGTAGTGTAAGTGATAGTGTTAATGATAATGTAAATGATAAAATAGATATATCTATACATCCTCTCCTTCAATGGATTGAAGAAAATACTCCAAGAGTCCAGCAGTTACGAGAGCCAATGACTCAGAAGGAGGTTGAGAGGCTGATGAGTCAGTTTGAACTGGACTACATCAAGGAAGTGCTCTCAAGGATGCACAACTACCAACAACTAACTTCAAAGGTCGTAAGCGCAAATCTTACGTTCAGAAATTGGGCAAGAAAGGACTCAGAAAACCAAAGCAATGGAAAACAGACAAGAGCAGAACAAGCACTTGCAAACATCGCAAGCGGAAGCAATGAAGCACTCAACCAAGTTAAGGGACTCGGTAGCTTCTGAGATAGCAGACCAACTCGACAAGGTGAGCGCGTACATTGATGCTCCTCCTCTGAATCAGGTGCAGAAGGTGTCGGTCATTGACTTCCTTATCTCGGAGTTTGGAACGATTCCAGTTGAGGAGCTGGGCAAGGCGGTCAAGATGGTGCTATCTGAGAAGCTGGAGACGAGCAGAGATGTCGCGTACATCACGAAGCAATCGGTCGGATGGTGGGGAACAATCCTGTCAGCTTGGGTAAAGCACAAGAGAACGATGAAGGCACGGCCTGAGCCAGTTGATCTGAGCAAGCCACGGCTGGAGCAGTTTACGGGAGTAGATGGAAAGGATAGAATTTACTACGAGAAGCTCGAGGAATGGTATCGGGAGCATGGGAGACTTCCGGAATATGGCTGGCCGTACAACTTCGCAAGGAGATATGCAACGGATCAAGGCATCCTCCAGGTCAGTGCAGAAGATGAGGAGGAGGTCAATGCGATAGCACGAACCTACTTGAGAGGACTTCCATCAATGGCTCGGACCATTAGGAAGAGGGTGGTGGAGCAGAAGCATCTCGACTACGCAGTTATGTCAATTCACTTCAAGAGACTAACCGAACTTTGAATCATGGACATAGCATTTTTAATAATAGGACTGATAGCATTGTGGTTTATGCGCAGCATAGCCGTGAACCAAGTGAGGCTTGGCGAGATACTAAAACAGATAAACAGGAAAAT